CGGACCTCCGCATCGTATATAATCTCGCCTACGGTGTCCTCGCCGGTGCGGCAGGAAGGTTCTCTCTAGTAGGGGACTACACCACCATCCATTAGTCTAAGTGCGTCTATCTTAGACTGGCAGCCCTAGGTGTATCAAGCACTTAGGGCTTTTTTTTGTCCAAAGCGGGCTGGAGCAGGCCAGCAAAATCCGATCAATCCGGGGGGTAAACGTGGGGGTAGTCCCTGAACACCTACCCCAGGGGGTAATTTTTTACCCCCGACACATCAGCACCAGCTCGCGGTTCTCCGAGCGCACGTCGATCACGCTCACGATGTTGTAGGTCTTGCCATCGTGGATCACGCGATCCTGCGCCGTCATCCAAGGGCGAAAGCGCATCCTTATCCGCGTCGTCACCTCAGACTGCAACGCCTGCGCCGCGATGTACTCGCGTCCTTGGAGCGGCTCCACAGCAGCCCAGCAGGTGAACAGGGGTGCCCAGCTCTCGATAGGGGTTCCCCAGTCGTCCACTGTGCTGGTGAACCGCTCCACCGTCACCCGCTGGTCTAGCTTGCCCGCGTTCATGCGTACACCCGGTACGGTGCCAGCAGGCGTTCAAACGTCGGGTTCTTGGACAGCGGGCGCTCGATCAGTTCTTCGCGGTGCGCGTACAGCGTGCCCACCAGCAGCAGCGCGGCGGCCTTCACCGGAGCGGGTGCGGTGGCGTCCAATGGCTCGGTGGCGTTGATGTAGTCGCCTACCGATGCCGTGGCGGCGTCGATCATGGATTGCAGCAGCGTAGTCTTCGTCGCCGTGGTCGATGCGGCAGTGCAGTTTCACTTCGGGCAGGGTCAGCATTTGAATCTTTCGAAATGGGTTTGAAAAACGGGGTGCCAGCGCCGTGGGCGAAAGGTCAGGGCCATGGTCGCATCGGGGAATCACTCACCTTTGCGCCCATGCCGTGCGCTCCCACTCGCTGGCTGTCGGGGTTTTGCTGAAACGCGGCACTGCCCGACTAATCCGCGTCCTGGCACTCCTTGCGGCCCCCCAGGCTAGGGTTATTCAAACGAACGTGAAGGCGTCGAAGCTCACGCTCTGCGCCTCGGTGGCCCTCGATGCCACGCCCATACTCATGGCCAGCGCCTGCAATCCGTCTATGCGGCCTGTTGCTTTGGCCTTGTCCAGCTTGCGCGCGCCGGTCGGGTCTTTCGTCACCACGGCATTGGCGGCGCACATGGTTAAGACGGCGTGGCCACCGTGGGCGATGCGCCCATTCAGTAGCTCGGCCTCCAGGGCATCCAATGCTGGAGCCATGTCCTTAAAACCCTGGCCCCACTCCACCAGCGGCAGATCAACGCCCAGGCGGTCGAACTCCTTTTTCAGTAGGTCGATTCGCCATCTATCAAAAGCGATTGCCTGCACGTCAAGGTCAGCAAGAATCTCTGCAATGTCGGTAGCAACGTGCTCATAGTCCACCGATGCCCCTGGCGTCGTCCGTAGCAGGCCCTGGCGCGCCCACACGTCATAGGGGGCACGGTCACGGCGGGCACGGTCTGCCAGTCCTTGTTCTGGTGTCCAGAAGTGGGCCTGCACATGCCACACGTCATCCACCTGGCCCACGATCACCATGGCCGTCAGGTCTAGGCGGGCGCTGAGGTCGATACCGCACCACACCGGACCATCAAAGGGCAGCACCGGGCCTGCGCAGGACTTCCACACCGATGGGCTGATGAATGGGCTTACCGTGGAAATTCGTTGGTTGAGCAGTAGGTTCCTGGCGCTCGCCTCCATGCTCGGCATCCGCTGCGCCTGCGTCAGTTGCTCGCGTAGATCGTCTAGGCTGCGGAACGTGCCCAGGGCTGGATTTGCCGCCTTCCATGCGCTTTCGTCTAGCAGGTCGCAGCCTGCGGGCGCGGCGTATAGGTGGCACACGATGCGCGGGTCTGCGCTGCGCTGGGCATCGTCTAGCCACTGTGAAAACAGGTCCGCGTCCCCGCTCGCTTGTGTACTGATGGCGATCAGCAGCGGCGCTTCGTGTGCGCCCTGGCTGGTGGTGATGGCGTCGATAAAGTCGGATTGCGGGCCACGCACCTGGCCGATTTCGTCCAAGATGGCCAGCGATAACGAAAGCCCATGAGCTGTTTTCCCGTCCGCTGCCAGCGCCTTGTACTCAGTGTTTAGCGGCAGGCCGATCAGGCGTTTTCCCGATGGGATGATCTTCACCAGGCTAGACAGCTTGGGCGATAGCTGCACCATCTTGCAGGCGAGGTTGAACACCAATGCAGCCTGTTCCTTGCTGAGTGCGCCTGATGCGATTTGCGTGTTCTGCTTCGCCTCGGGTCCGACAAGGTGCGCCAGCAGCAGGCCAGCGATAAGCCCGCTCTTGCCATTTTTACGGCTAACACTGAGCAGGGCGCGGCGCGTGCCTGCGGGGTTNNCGTACACGTCACGGATGAACTGCTTTTGGAACTCTGCCAGCACCGAGCGGTCTCGGCCCACGGTCTTCGCGCCCTCCGGGCTCGTCACACAAAAACGCTGGATGAACTCGATGATGCGGGCGGCGCGGGTCATGTTGGATTTGAAATCTGATTTAGACAGCGCGCAGCCGTGGTATCAGGTCGTCGCCATCGTCCTGGCGTGCCTTGCGCTCCAGCTCGGCACCCTTGGCAATGTCCGCCGACCGTCCGACCGTGGCCACCGTGTTGACGGCGATAGCGCGGGTCAGGGCAAGGGCAAGGCGGGTCAGCTTGATGTGGTCATCTGAGCCGACAGACGCGGCCTCCAAGGCGCACTGCACGCGGGCAAGGTTCGCAGCCGATGCCATGTCCACCGGGTTCCACGTATCGCGGGGCCTGGCCTGCACGATGGCATCCCAAAACGGGCGGGCCTCGGGTGGCACCAGCACATGGGCGGGCGGCTCCAAGGGCGGCAGGGCTGCGGCTTGGGTGGCGGCGATGGCTGCGGCGGCGCTGTCGGAGCGTTTGCGCTTGGGGGTCAGCTTCATGATTGCCTATTTTTTAAGCAGTGAGCGTTAAAAGAAGGGGAACCGGTCGGTCTATCGGCCTCAGTTCCTGGCGATTTCTCATTCCACGGATGCGCCGGGTTGATCGGCATGCCGTGCTCATCGCAGCCCATGCGCGCCGGTCTGCCGTACAGGTCGGCCATCGTCTTGATGCTGTGACAGGGCTTGCACAGTGCCTGTAGCGCGTCCCGGCTGTTATCGGCAGCTCCCCGCATGTGATCCACTTCGGTGGCGGGCACCGTCAACCCTTGGGCGGCGCAGTGCCTGCAAAGTGGTTCTTCAGCCAGCACCTGTTTTCTGAGCTTGCGCCATGCTGCGGACGTTGAGCGGCAGCACCCGCCCGTTGCTGTCCTTTGTCCAACGCATTGGCGGCTTCACCAGGTAGCCATTGACGCGGCGCGGTTCGGCTTCGGGCAATGGGTTGCCGTGGCTGTCCAGGCCCTTGGGCGGCTGTTGGCGGGCGTCACGAAAGAACGTGGGCGAACGTGTCACGCCATGGCCTCCTGTTGCTTGCTCGGGTACGGCAGCGGCGCAGGGGTGGGTACTGAGTGCCCACCCTCAACCGGCTGAGAATCAAGCCCGTCGATAGCGGGCAGGTTCTCCAGCTTGCGGGCTTCGCTCTTGAGCATCCAGCCGTCGCTGATGCCGGAGCTGTAGAACGCGGCGCGGTTCGCACTGTCACCACGCAGCAGCCCTTCCACCTGATGCTCGGCAAAGTACATGCGGCGCCCTGCATCGGTCAGCAGTTGCTTGGCGATGGTCTGCTCCCAGGCCACAAGGTGGCGGCGCAGGCTCATGGTGACGAACTGGCGGGACAGCTCCACGCTGTTGCTGTAGTTGCCATGGCGAAGATCACCCACGATGGTGGGCGGCACGCGGAACAGGCGGCAGACTTCCTCCACGGAGAATTGGCGAGCCTCGATCCACTGCGCATCCTCCAGATTCATGGCCAGCGGTTGGAACTCGGTGCCTTCCTCCAGAATCGCAGTGCGGCCACTGTTGGAGCCTCCCGCGTGTTGGCTGGCCCAGCTCGTGGCGATGGCCTGGCGCTGCTCGGGCTTGAGTTTCCCGGCGAACTTGAGCACACCCAGCAGCTTTGCGCCGTTGGTGAAGGTGTTCACGCCGTGCTGCCCTTCTGCAATGGCCAGTTCCACCACGCCACGAGCGGCGGCGATAGGCGACACACCCATAACCCCGTCGTCGCCCAGGCGGTGGCGCAGGTGCAGCACCTCATGGGCCAGCAGGCGGGTCAGCACGCCGTCTTTCGTGTGGTCGTACACCAGGCCGGATGCCGTGCGCTGCACTTGCACGTTGTCCGGGTTGAGGGGCCACAGCTCCCGCACTTGACCATCCCAGCCGCGCACGATGCGGGCAAAGGCGTTGCCCCGCAGCAGCACGCAGGCCATGAGGTATTCGCGGAACTCCAGGGCCGTGTGCTCGGGGTTGGCCATATCGTGCAGCACGCGATACAGGGGATGGTCTGTAGCTCGCTCGCGGTCGTCGCCGTTGCGCTTGAACAGGATCAGCGGCAGGGATGCCGTTGTCTCTGCGATGGCTTGCACGCAGGCATAGACGGCGCTCACGCCTTGCGCTGTGGTGGGGTTCACTGCACTGGCCGACAGCGGAATGGGCCAGCCATTCACGCCGATGGTGCTGCGCTGCTCCAGGCCGATGGCGCTTTTGATGCGGGTAATCAGGCTCATCAATACAGCTCCAGCCACAGGAAATTGGGGTCGCTATGCACCCGCAGTTGGGCAGGCTTGGAGCGCAAGGCCACGGTGGTGTCGCTGTACGCCGGGTCGCTGGTCAAGGTGATTTCCGCGAGGTCAACGTCCAGCAGCTCGCGCACCATGGTCGAACCTCGTTCCTCCCAGCGGTCGCCACCAGGGTTCACGCGGAACCCGAAAGAGCACCCCTGCACATCCCCACGATCCACAAGGATGGCCAGGTCACGCCCGTGGCTGGTGTCGGGCAGCGCCAGGGTGAAGGCCAGGCCCTTGGCGTCCTCGCGCAGTTGCAAGGTGCCCCCTCGGGTGGTGCCCAGCAGGGCAGTGCCGTCGTGTTGGTACAGGGCGCGAATGTTGGAACCCGTCGCCAGCGATTTGGCGAAGGCGCCAGGGCGGATCACTTCGGAGAATGTGCCCAGGTTGGCCTCGGAATTGAACACGGCGGCGTAGCCGTGCAGAGTCTTGCCGGTCGCTTGTAGCGTGCCGTGTCCGCGTAGTTCCAACATTCGCAACCCTCCTTACAGGCCCAGGTCGTCAGCCACCACGAACGCCTTGGGATGGCGCACCACGGCATCCATGCTGTGCATGATTCGCAGTTGAACGTCGCCCTTTTCGTAGTAACCAGCGGCGTAGGGGTTGGCCAGCACTTCGGTGGCGCCCCACTCACCGATCACCAGTTGCGAGAAGTCCCCAGCGATCACGCGGCCCGTGTTGGGCGTGCCGGTCTTGGCGTCCAGTTGGTTGGTGACGTAGGCAGGGAGGCCAGCCACGCGGCCAGCTTGCATCAGGTACTCGCTACCGGCAGTGGCGTCCTTGAGCGTGGTTTGCAGCTTCGTCGCGGCCTTGGCATGGGTCACGATGGCATTGGCCGTGATGTTCTCCAGGCCCAGCTTTTCCAGCATGGCGACGATGGCGGCCCAGCTCAGGGTGGCCAGCGATGCGGTTTGAATGCCGGTCACGTTCAGGATGCCCACAGGCTGCTTGGCGGCTGCGGTGCCGTGCAGCAGGGCCTTGTCCACTGCCAGTCCCACCACGGCGCTGATGTCATCGCGCAGCAGGGCCTCAATCGAGGGGTTGGACTGCAATGCCAGTTGACGCGAGAAGGCCGTCAGCGCGCCCACGGTCTTGGGCTCCAGCTTGACGCTGGAATACGTGTGTGCCGCTCTCGGTCAGGGCGTCACCCTCTGCAACCCAGTAAGCAGTGGCTGCGCCCGTGGCCTTGGGCAGCACGGTATCGCCACGCAGGCCGGTCAGCACGCGGGCACCCAGTTGGCGAACGATCATCGAATTGCGCAGCAGGCCGATGAATTGATCGGCGCGGTAGTCGTCGGGCACCACGGCAGCGGCGCCGGTCGTCGTCATCGTGGCGCGCTTTTCAAAGATGGACGTGGGCACGAGGATGCCGCCATTGCGGGCCTCGATGCCCATGCGCTTGGCCTCGACCTGGAACTCAGCCAATGCACCCGTGGCGGCGCGGTTCTCGATCTGGCAGCGGATGGCGTCCAGCACGTTGACCTGGCCTTCCATGTCCTGGCGCGGCTTGTCCACCGGCTGGCCCATGCTGCGGCGCTCGGCGTCCTCGATGAATTGCTGGCGCTGCTCTTGGCTCTCCAGGCTGGTGATTTCGCCCTTGATGGCGTCGAACTTGGATTGCTGCTCAGGCGTCAGGTTTGCGCCATTGGCAGCGGCCAGCAGGGAGCGGGCCTCGGCCACCTTGGCGGCGCGTGCTTCGCGGATTTCGTGCAGTTGCATGTGGGTCTTTCTTTGCAAAGAAGGATTGAAAAATTCCACATCACGGAATATACAATCTCACAATGCGGAATGTGCCTATTATCACATTTCGCCATGTGAAATCAAGTGGGCATGTAAAAAACCCGCTCGGGGCGGGCTTTGTGGTTTAGCGCTTCGGGTACTCGCGCTGCAGGTGCTCCAGCAGATCAGCACGCTGGTGCGGCGGCACCTCTAGGCACTGCCTGCGCCATTCCTCGGGGTCGTCGTTTCCAGTGGGCAGCGGCCCGCATGGCAGCCTCGATCAGTTCGGCGGTGATGCGCGCCGATTCCAGAATGCACGCGATCAGTGCGGGCTTGTGGCCCAGGACGGCGGCGCGCTGTGCTTCGGTCAGCTTCCCGGCGGGCACCACAATGCCGGTTTTGTCGAGCGTTACGTCGGGCTCAATGCCACACGCGATCAGGTCGGCCAGGATGGCTTCGGGCGTCATAGAACCTCCGTGTTTTGGGCAACTTGCTCATCAACTTGCTCAACTTGCTCATCGTTTGAAGGTTGAGCATCTTGAGCAACTTGATTGAGCAACTTGGGTCGGAACCAGTACCAAGCGTCGTTCATCTTGCGCTTCGTCACGCCGATGGTGTCCGCCGCGCGGCGCACTGTCGCCCATGAAACGCCTGCCGCCCTGGCCTCTGTCTCCACGTATTTGGACGGGGCGGAACCGTCTTTCAGGATTTCCACCAGGAAATCAATGGCAGCATCTTTGGCGCTGGCGTCCGACTGCTCTTGCTGGGGTTCGTCCGGGTCGGTCAGCAGCTCGCGTGCCGTCCCTTGCACCGCCTTGCCCCAGGCGATGCACGATGCCGGAATGCCGGGTATCGGCTCGCGCTGCTCCAAGTGGTACTGAAACCCGCCATCGTCCGGGCCGATGTTGGATTTGCCGCGCGCCAGGATGCGGGCATCTTGCCCTTCTTCGCCCTTCACCTTCGCGGCCACCATCACCACACGGGCCACAGCCGTGAATGCCACACTGCCCACCACGCGCTGCGCAGGGTCGGTGCCCTGGCCACCTTTGGCAAAGTGGGTGATGCCCAGCACCGCGCAGTTGCAGGCATCAGCCATGTCCACCAGCGGCTGCAATGCCCTGCGAACCTCGGTGTTCTTGTGGCTGTCTCCGGTAACGGCACTCACCACAGGATCAACGATCAGCAGGCGCACACCGCCGATGCGGTCGATTTCCTCGCGCAGTTGTTGCAGGTCGCGTGCCGGGTCGAATGGCACCACTTCACCGTCACGCATCGCGCCCTTGATGAAGTGGCAACGCTCATCATCAGCGCCAGCGGCCAGCAGGCGGGGCAGCAGCGTATCTTCGGGGTCATCCTCGCCACTCCAGATCAGCACGTTGCCGGGTGCGCAGCGGGAACCGTCAGGCCAGTGTCCGCCAATGGTGACGGTTGCCGCCATGGCCAGGGCGATGGTGGTTTTACCCTGCCCAGGTGCACCGGCGAGGATGTGCAGCTTTCCGAGTGCCAGCCAGTATTGCCACAGCCAGCGCACCGGCTGGGGCCTCAGATCAGAACCCTTCACGAGCACCACGCGATCATTGATTTGCGCATCCAGTGCGGCCACGATGTCTTGATAGTCGCGCTTCATGCGAACACCTCCACAATCTTTTGGATGCGCCCTGCGGCTTGGAGCACGCGGGACAAGTCCAGTTGAGACAGCGCCACGCCATGCGCGACATTGGCAGCGGCCACGGCCACCAGATTGGCCTCCACGGCCAGGACGGCCAGCGCATCGCGGGCGGGTAGGGGAGTGGGACGGGCCGGTGCGGTCTTGCCATCCTCGATCCAGGCGCCCAGCTCCTTGGCGGCTGCGGTGAAGTCCAGTCCAGCGTGGGCCATGTGGAAGGCAAGCACGTCGCCGCCACGGGCGCCGCAACCGGCCATGCACACGAATGCGCCGCTGTCGGTGTTGATGCGCAGGCTGTCGGTGCCGCCGTGGAAGTTGCAGGCCGTGGTGCGCCACTTACCCCTGCGCTCCTTAAACGCCAGGCCCAGGCCCTCGTAGTAGCTCACCGGCTCGGGAAGTCGGGTACGGTCGAAGCTCATGCTGAACCGCCTTTCTTCGCCAGGTGCTCCCGCAGCTCTTCGTTGATGTAGTCCGCAATCCATTCGCGGGTGTCTGCCCAGGCGGTGCCGTGCTTTGCCGCGTAGTAGTCCATGCGGCGCTGGAACCAGGCGCGGGCCTTGGGCAGCAGTTCGGGCGGGATGACCGATTCGTTCAGTAGGGGCGTGGCTTGCCCTGCCGGGTAGGCATTTGCTGAGTGCATGTCATCTCCTTACTGAGCCTTGGCGGCTAGGTCGGAGATCAGCTTGTCAATGTCGGCGCTGCGCCAGCAGGTTGTGCGCGGCCCCAGCTTCACCGGCTTGGGAAAGCGGCCCGTCTTGACGCCTGCCCACCAGGTGGCGCGGCTCACGGGAACACGTTGCAGGACGCCGGGCAGGCGCAGGAGGGTTTCTCTTGAAGTTGGGGATGCTGTAGTCATCGGTGCTTTCAACGGTTTAGAAGAAAAGCACCGGAGCCGCAGAACGGATCAGGGACTGGGCATGCGTCCAGTAATTCCCCTTACATCCGCTCAGTGCTAGGATGATGTTGCTTGGCCTCGACAACTAAGCAACGCATCCGGTTCTCCGGTGCACCTTGAACCCCCTCTACCGCTCCAACGGTTTTGGGGGTTCGCCTTTTCAGACTACCGTACATCCGTACAGGTCTAATTAGGTTGACGCACTATATCCTGTGGTTTGCGCGTCCGTCATTGCATATGTCTGTGGATAACGTGTGTGCGCCCTGTGGTGTGCTGGTGGGAACAAGCCTTTTCCACAGCAGTGGGCAACTTAGACTCGTCGGTAGCTTGTTTCGACGGGCTTTTACTCGGGAACCCGCATGGATTAAGGCCTTCATCCATTTGCGGTTGGTAGTCGTGGTTGCACATGTCGATGTCCTTGCTGGCCTTGTAGATGGTTAGCGAGGATGTAGGTGCCGCGCCTGTCGTTGTGGTCGTAGCGCATGTGGTTCTGGTCGAACGCGGTTTCCTGCATGTCCTCGTCGCGGATCAGCCTAGGGCTGGCGAATGGGAATCACAGAAAGCCCTTGTAAGCGCGCTGCAGTTTTTGAATGTTGGGCTCGCCGCCTTCGTCCTCTCCGTATAGCCTCATCGCGTAGTAGATGATGTCTGACAGCGTGCTAATACGGGCCATCATGCCGTGATAGATCGGATGGTTATCGTCGTCGCAAATGTTGGTGGCAGCCTCTGCCAATTTGCTGATTTCCAGATTCGCCAGTCGGGCCAATTCCAGGCGGGCGGCGCTGTCTTGTTCGTTATGCTCCTGAGTAGCCATTTTTCGATCCTCCCAGATCGTTGAGTGGTCAGACAGTCGGGGCGGTTCCATCGCCCTGGCTGTCGCCTTGCCGCACATGAACCGGCGTGCGGCTTGCCGGTATTTCACTTAGCCACTCCGCTGGCCCGTAGCCCTTCGAGGTAGTCGGCCCAGGCTTGCAGCATCTCCCGGCGCTGCTTCAAGAACTCGGTGCGGTTGTAGGCGCGGCCCAGGCTGTCGGCCACGCTGTGGGCCAGTTGCGCCTCGATGACGGCGCGGTCGTAGCCCATATGCTCATCCAAGATCGTGCGAGCGGTGG